TGCTTGTGCTATAGTATTTGCAGAAGCAAATAAGTCAGAATCTTTAGTAGCATTTTGATAAGCACAACCAACCCTCTACTTATATCTAAATAATTTGCTTTATTTCTTGTTCTAAGTGCTCCTGGATCTGTGTCTTCTACATCCAAAGGTATACCATCCTCATCAAATTGTATTGATCCCCATCCTCCTGTTGCAAATGCAGGGTCACTAAAGTTAACAAATTGAGTCATACCATTTTGATCTTTATACTGTACACCCCTGCTAGTTCTTCTTGCACTTATATTTTTTGCACCTCCTTGTAATAAATTAACTGCTGCAAAAGCGGAAGCTTCATATTGATATTCAGCAGTATTAATTTTCTCTCTCCACTCTGCCTCATAATCATCATCCATTACAGCTCCAGATGCTTTAATACCCTCATACTCTTCTTGAAGTGTAAATAAATCTTTTCTATTTTGATCAATAACTTCTGTATAAGATCCTATAGGATTATCAGAGTCTGAAATATACCCATCATCTGGATTAACCATATATGGTTTAGCAGCTTGTACATAAGGAGTGTCAGATTCAACTATAGGAACCCAATCAGTCCGTGGTGTTTGTCCTTTACCTTTATTACCATAAGCATCATTAAAAGTATTTGAATATGCTTGATCAGTCATTAAGTATTTTTCTCCCATAGCCCCTACATAAGCTGCTTTAGCCCAACCTTATCCTCCATCACCTAACTCATCTACATCTCCCAAACTATCTAGAGCTTTTTGTTTAGCCTCTTTAGTAGCGTCATCTTTAGGTTCTACACCAAATACATTATTTATAGCATTTTTAGCTGATGATATTACAGCTTTGGGTGTCATCCAAGATCCTACAATTAAATCTAATTCTTGTTGGAAATCATCCGGGTAATACTTTGCATCATTAAAAGCCGCTGTATAAACTTTAGATAATGAAATCTGTTTAAGTTCATTAGAAGTCATTTCGCCCTCTTTTGTTTCTTGTTGCCACTTAGTTAAATCTGCTTTTATCTTATCAAAGGTTTGAGTATTAGCAATTTTAAGTTGTTCTGCCCCTTTATGTAATCCTTTATACTCATAAGTCTTTAAAACTCTAGTTCCGTCAGGACGTAAAGCCCATCCCTCATTTGAATCTTCAGAATACTCATAAGAAGTACCGTCATCATTATACTCTATTCCCTGTCCATAGAAAGAATTAAAGCTTCCTTCTCCTCCTAAATAAGGACTATACTCTCTACTATATGATCCTTTAGTTTCTTCTTTTTGTATATCTTTATCTAATTTACCTTTACGTTTAGTTGTAGTCTTAATAGCATATAAATTTCCATTCTGGAAATCCTGATCTAAATTCTTTTTCATCTTATTAAGTTCAGGAACCATATCAGCATATCTTCCTCCATGCTTATCTACTAAAGCAGCTAAGTCAGTATCTAAATTATTTCTAATATTCCCAAGTTCTCTAGAATGTAATGGAGTAGAAGCTCTTACTTTTAAGATGTCATCATCTAATGTTCCCGCCAACTCCTCTGCATTATCATGTTCTTTTTGTTTTGTAGCATATGCCATAGACATTTCCTTAAAAGGTAGAGGAACATAAGTATCTAACAAAGGCTGTTCAGCCGGTTTCATGTATCTATTTACTGCCATTATTCCATATATTTTTTAAAGTATTCTGCTAATTCGGGATTTTCTTTTAGTATTTTTTCAATATCCATCTTACCATTATTCATATACATTTCAGCATCAGGATATATTTGTCCTAACAATCCTTTTAACTGTTCGTCTCTCTCTGCTGAGTTTTGCATTTTCTCTTTCATCTGACTAAATCCAGATAATCCTTCAAATCCTTTGGCTGTAAATGCTTGAGATGCAGCTCTATTTTGAGCATCTTTGTCATCCATATTTATATTTTCTTGCCTATCATTCTCTCCTAAATTATATAATGATTCCAGCCCCATTTGAGATCCCTGCATATCTAATTTAGCCTTATCCATATAAGCTGCATTATCAGCTCCTGTTTTGATAGCTTGAGAAGTGTTTAACATATTCATCACACTCCCACTTGAACCATCAGATGCATTTCTAGCTAGGTATTTAGTCATATTAAGCGTTTGCTCATTTGATTTTAGTCTATCAGATATATCGTTATTCTTTAATAGCTCTATATTCCTTAATATTTCTTGCTCATTCTTATTTCCTACAAACTGAGTTTGTTCAACGGGTGCATTACCTTGAGCCATATTATATATTGATGGGGCCAAAGATAATAAATCTCTTCCCATACTACCTACTTTGTCTGCTCTATTATTTGCATTTGCTAAACGAGCTACTTCTTGCGCTCCTTTTTCTTCGTCTGTTAATTCCATTTTTTTATCTGAAGCTTCCAAATTTACAGCGTTAAGGTTTTGTTTTTCCATCTTTTGTTTATTAACAATAGTGTTTGCTAAATCCGCATCCGTACCCTCAACTATTAAACTATTATATAACCCTTTAAAATATTGCCTTTCTGATATATCAGCATCAGCTCCATAATTATCTTTCCAGTTATTAGGTAGCCCGCTGTTATGTAAGCTCCACGCGGCCTTGTCCGTATTAAAGTTTCCTTCTCCATCTGTTTTATAATCAGATTTTTTTGGTTTACCTTTTAAACCTGTAATTCCTTCTATATGAGCACTTCTTTGTGTATTAAAATCGGTCATTATACCTTCGTATGCATCTTTAGGGTTTGTGAAATTCTCACCCTCAGCATTTATTTGAAGACCATCATCCGGAAAGTTAAGAGTTAAATAGTCCATTAACTCTGACTTCTTTGGTGTATAGTTGTTACCTAAATTAAAAGTATTATCTGTTCCAAAACTTGTAAGCTCATTAGCATATTTATTAAAATCAAAAGATTCAAAATCATGACTTCCCCCATGCTTATATTCAGGTAACCCGTATTTAGCTTCAACTAAACCTTGCGCTTCTCCTGATAATGCTGAAGTGTCTATACTCCCCATAGGATTCGCAGCCATCTGAGCTTCTTGCTCCATACCACCCGGAGCCATCTGCTGTCCTTGAGCTTCCATTTGTTGTTCCGCCATAAAAGATTCGTATAGGTCAGGGAAGTTTTTTTGTAACTCTTCTGGTCCAGACCCACCATTTACCATATCCATAAACTTAGTTTCTCTTGCTGTTTCTTGTTCTTCTTGTAAAGATGACAATTTTTCAGTCCATGATTGAACCATAGCATTTGCAGTAGATACGGTAATTGCATCTGAGTTTTGTTCATCAATTAATTTTTCATACTTACTTATATTCTTTCCTATAGTTTCTGCAGCATCCGCGAAACTTTTCTTCCATTCTTTAGATTTTAATTTCTTAGAAAATACATACTGCTCTCCTTCTCCCGATACCTCTTCGCCTCCCTGTTCATGACTAGATCCTTCTAACATGGAAAGATTGTCAGTAACTTCATTTAGATTACCCGACGTAGCAGGTTGACTTCCAGGGGCATGCATAATTGCTTCTCCTCCTTCAGCTTCATACCCTTCTTGTGTTGGTCCTCCCTGGCTAGCTTGATCCATTCCACTACTTTGCATTTGTGCTTGATCAGAATAAGGACTCATTAATTTTCCTAATCCGGTTCCTGCTCCAGGCCGCATTGCTAATGATCCACCATTTTGCATATACCCACCATGCCGCGCTAATACCTCACCAGTGCCAGTACCATCATTAATTACACCATCATTTGCTTCTCCTGCTTTTGGTTGAGAATTTGCTCCATTCTTCTTTATCATACCAGGTAGTTCATTCGTTGCAAATGATCCAGCAGTTTGTGCCATCTCTCCAAATAGTTGACTCTCACTTGGAGCGGGTTGATTGTAATTAGCTAAAGCACCAAGTCCTGATAATCTTGTTGACATATCTAATGAATCTTTATTAACTCCGTCTGCAGTTAGAGCGTTTAGACTTGAAGTAGCCTCATTTTTATCTGATAATTGGCCTTTATGCTGCGCTATATTTCCCTTATGTCCTATAATATCTGCCACAAAATCTGCAGCATATCCCCACTGACCAAATGCTTGCAATACATTTGAGTCTCCTATTGCTCCTACTCCCTGCGCGCCATTAGAGTTTCTACCGCTAATGTCATAATTTCTACCATCATTAGTTCTAATACCACTAGTCATCCCTCCTGTTGCATACTTACGTAAATTTTTTCCTCCATATCTTTTATTACTGATTATATCCATACTCAGTCCTAAATCTCTTCCAGATTTGTCTATCTTCCCAGAACTATCTATTTCATTTGAAAATAATGGAAACTCTTGCATATTAGTATCATTAAAAAATAATTGTGATAATGATTCCGTATTACCAGAGGATTGCATAACATCTTTTCTACTAGCATTTTTAGCATACCACGCCTTAAACGTAGGATCCATTGTAGCTTTTCCTACCTTACCTCCATTTCTATATACATAATCGTTTGAGTTACTATAATTACTTGAATTAGGTGATCCTCCAACCTGATGTCCTGGGACATACTGGGGATTTGTTGGGGTTATTGTTGAGCCATTTGTAGTATGTACTTTTCCTGATCCAGCGCTAGTATAAATAGGATTGTGAGGTACATACTCAGGGCTAAATTGATTTACAATTTGTTCAGAGCCTCCCATTACATCAGATCCACCCATAGAATTCATTTGATAATCACCACCCATATTCATCTTGCGGAGAGCTCCTCCGAATTTCATCCAGTAATCATCACTACTATTTTTCTTCTTTTTCTTTGCCATTAGCGTTATGTTATAAAACTTACAAAACTATGAAAAATTATCCAGACTACCAAATTATCTAAAAGATGGTCTAAAGAATGTTTTAAAGTAATGTAAAATAAACTTAATATTTTTTGGTTCTCCTACTTCTGTATCAAAATTATCATAGACTAAATCAATAAATAAGTATTTATCTCTCATTCTATCTTTAAATAATCTACCTGGGTTATAATTAAATGCATTAAAAATATCTGCATTTACTAAATTCTCATTCATTATATTCCGAGGAACTTGCATTTGCCATTCTCTTTCTTTCTTTCTTACATTCTTTCCTGGAACTAGATTAACATAATCAGTCATCTGATAGTCTGTATAAAATCTTATCTTATTAAATGTATTGTTTGGTATATCAGTAAGTTGTGTAACAGGTATACCAGAATTTGTACCTATATTTTGAGCTTCGTCAGCAAAACTTTCAGTTTGTCTTCCTTCTATCCAAAGACTTTCCATGTGATATGATACATTATCAAATACTTTAGTTACGGATGAATTTAAATTAGAGCATAGTGTTACACTACTTTGATATATCATATCATAGAACCTGCCATACGTCCCATATCCATGTATATATAATTGATTATCACCAAATAAAGAATTAGTCATACAAGGATGCTGCGTATTAGGGGTAATAAAGAAGCTACCACTATTTATATATATACTAGGATGAAAATCGTAAAATGATGTAAAACCTCTAACTAATTCATTATAAGCTATAGTAAAACTAGTTTCTCCTATCCCACAATCTGTTGTAAGAGTGAGTGCATTATTTATATTAATATCATCATAATGAGTTCCCGGCTGTATCCCAGAAGGGAAATTATTCCAAACCTCTGGTATCCAGATTACTACATCTCCTATCTGAAGGTTTTGAGGATTAGGGATTGGTATAAGAAATGGGTCACATCCATACCTTCCTAAAATAACTCCACTAAATGGACCATCTCCATTAATTAAAATATTATCTAGTATTATCCAGTTATTTGGTATACCGCCTGGTGTGTAAGCATCATAGGCTTCACAGTCCTGATTAAAACAATCATTGCACCCATCCTGCGTACCTGGACGAAGTATAATTTCCAGAACTCTATTGGGTGTTGTAAAGCTTTCACCAATACTAATAATAGGAGTTGGGAAAGCTTGGTTATATCCTTTATCATGGAATGTAAAAAGAACTTCATTGTTATCGCTATCATAAGTACAAGAGATACCTTCTTTAAGAATTGGATTATCTTTTACTAGAATATTACCTATTAAGTTATCTTGAAAATAGGAATGTAGTCCAGTTATATCAGACACCGGTGTTGTTCCTTTTCCTCCATATGTAAATAATTTTCTTTGGTTAATATCAAAAAAGTACAATGCATTATCCGAATGCGTAACAGACCATTGTTGTTTAGATCCGTATATTGTAGATAGATATGTAAAACTTTGTATAAAGTCTCCAGCACCACTTCCTACAGTTCCAAGTTGTAATGCAGTCCCACTAGCAGATTGCACCATTGCGGTAGGATTAACTGATAGAGATCCAAAGCCAGTATTCTGGAAGTAATATATAGTATCATGTAACCTGATTAATTTATTAATCGGCCCATATACTCCCTCAACATCTTTATAATTATATTGTAAAAATACTGCCCACTGATCATTAGCTTCTCCATTAATCTTTGTTTCTGAATAATAAACTCTTGCATCAAACTCTTCTCCTAAAGATATATATAAAGGTCTAGGGAAATAACTTTTTACATTATTTCTTACATGGTATGCAGACATCATAGTATACTCATCATGTAAATTAGTTCCATTATCTGGATAAGAATTACCTGCTCCTCCTCTATTATTAAAATGATAACCATATCTATACAATGAATTATTCATATGTGTTTCCGTTGGGAATATACAATTTATTTGTATCCCCCATTCATTATCTAATGAATTATCAAATGTACCCATAGACCATCCTCCAGCTACTAGACTATCATAATTATCAAATTCTGATTGTCCCCAATTCTTTTCAAACTGAGTATAGTCCCAGAGTTGGCACTGCACATCTCCTCCCCAAACATCAAAAACTATTGGTGCGCCTAACCAAGTAGCTGTAGTTATTGGATAGAAGTGACCAGTTGACATATAAGTATTATTACTTCTGTTAGCAAAAGTATTACCTCCGTAGGGAACAACATATCTTTCATAACTAAATATAGCTCTATAATTAGGAAAGGATACTGATGTACCAAAAAGATCAAGAGAAGCTCCCATTAACCATTGAGATCCTTCCCATGGATTTAAAACATCAAAAGTAAATAAAAAACATTCACTACCTATACTTCTAGGCCTTGAAGAAATCCAGTTAGTAGCCGGACTATATATTGATAGAGATGTTTCTCCCCCAGGATGTGTGGCATTTCTAAATCCAAATTCTAAACTAACATCTTCAGTTGGGGGAATATATAATCCATCTCCTACATGAGTTCCCCAATCAAGATACAATTTACTATTAGCAGGATCTTGTCCTGAATTGTTAGATGGTATTCCCTCTGTATATTCAAAAGTTAATGCGGCGGGTGAACTCCCAAATATTCCACCTTTTATATTAGTCCCATAATAATACTTGTAATAATGATTACGGTAACTTCTCCAATTTGTAGTAACACCAGAACTAAATGAATCAACATGCTCTCCCATTCTCATACCTATATTATACATAGGCATCATTACGCTTTCTACCTTCATGTAGTCTCCTTTAGAAACTTTTTGGCTTACACCTAATCCCTCATTTAAATTACCAGTATTTGTCGAATCACTATTTTTCCATCCTAAAGGACCATACAATAATATTTCTGTTTTCCTTGTTTTACATAAATGGTACCCAGTATCTAAGTAAGGAAATACTCCGTCTCTCCATGGCATTAGGGTACACTCTTGTCCTCCATTGTTACTCATAGGTCCAGCATTACCAGTCGAAGCATCACAATAATTTAATATTGGTCCACCACATCTTTGATAATATCCACCGCAAGATGGAATTATAATATCTTGGCTAGTACTTCCTCCCCAATAGTTAGGCATTGGATTGATCATATTAGACCATTGACTCGAAATCATCTCTAATCTATCACAAGTATGAGATATACCATGACCAAATTTAGATTTGTCATCTTCTGTTCTGTCAACTCTAACAATAGAATAACCAGTAATTCCTAATTTATTTACATCAATTCCTGAGGTAGCGGGATCTAAATTAACAGTAAATTCAATACCAATATTATTAGTATATATTTTACCCCTATCGTCCCATGTATATAATGTACCATAAGAGTCTACAGCTTCCTCTCTACTAGTTGATCCTATGTTTGGTACCCACGTAGAAACTTGAAAAAATCCAAGTGGAGTTCCAAGACCTGTAGAGTAGGAGAAAGGAATTTTAATATCTCCTATCCAATTTACAAAACTTGACTGTCCTTTATTATTATAAAATACAATACCAAATCTATACGTCTCTCCTCGAGCATAGGCCCCATAAAGACTCCATTTATACGGGGATTTATAATTCTCCCATGTTCTATTCAGATCATAGTTTTGATCTGGTACTCCTAAAGTTGCAATAAACGAAACTAACGAGAACTGTTCAGGGTGATAAAAACACGCTCTATTAGGCTCAACTTGTGTAGTTGTGCAATCACCATAATCAGTGAAGAAAGGGTTTACAAATGTAGTTATTGTATTATTTACGGGAGAAGTAGTTTCTATTTCATCTTCTTCATTTACTTGTTTTATAAATTTATAACTTATATTAGCTCCTGTTCCCCCCAATGTGTTTCCATCAGCTTGGAATGTATATTGATCACTTGTAAACCAGTTAGCATTAGTTGCGGGATTTTCATCATTGTAAGGGTTTATGCAATCATGTTCTTCGGGTACTAAATTTATAGCTGTTTGTCCTGCACCCGGAGTATATAAAGCAGCCCCATTAATAATAGCAGGTAGTAATATTGAGGAGTCTAATAATGCTAATTGACCAGAGTCAAACCTATAAGATCTTGAATCATAATCAACATTAAATGTTGTGTTTACAACATTCCCAAAGAATAATTTATTATCTTTAGAAGATAAAGTCTTTACTCTCTCAAATGTTGCCCCTATACCTGTTGTAAATTCTATTAAACTCATGGGAATAAAGTCTTCTGATCCTGTATGTTCTACCGCTAAGTCTACTACTCCATTTGTTAATGTATTAAATATATAAATCTTTTCATTCCCAGGAATATTATCATCTCTATATACAGCAGCCAGTTCGATAAACTCAAACGATATATCAAGATTATACAATATCCATTTTATTCTTTTCCCAGTTAAATCTCCAGTCAGGGTTGCCATATCAAATTCTCCTCCTCCTATTTGGCAGTAAGGATCAAGATCTGCACTTTCATATATAGGAACCATATTAGATAATGGAGACCAGTCTGACACTATACCTTCTGTATTTTTATATCTATATGTTAATTGATATACACCTGATAAAAGTTGTCCACCTATTGTTATTGAATCTAAAATTGGTATTGTAAATCCTACTTTAGGAGCAAGATCCAAAAATGCACATGGTGTAGACATTACGGTTGGTCCTGATATATTTAGTTTTCTGGGAGCATTAAAGTTATCTGTCCAGTAAACTCCTTGAATATCTATTTTTTCATACCTAGCTATAGCTTCTATAGGGTGTTGTTTAGTAAAGTTTATACATTGATCTCTTGCATAAACACATTCTACGAATGATTGAATTCCCTGAAAACTATTTGTATTTTCTACAACATTTAATTTCCATAGTTGTCCTGCTCCTCCTATAGCTTCCTCACTCCCTCCATCAATAGAAGTAGTAAACAAAATAATCTGATCTCTAAGTACTGCATAACCAATTATACTTACTGCACACTGTTGACCAGAGAGTACAGATATAGTAGTAAAGTTTGCTGACTCAGATATTGTTGATACTTGATTTACATAATTAACATCAGGAACTGTAACACCTGGGACATAAGTTTCAAAAGTAGAATTAGGTTTACCCCAAATAACAAATGCTTGTGAAGAGGCATCAAAAATCCAATAAAATCCAGGTTGGCCTGCTATATCGCTAGGTCCAAGTGCACTGGCTGCTCCATTTAGTAACCATACTCCCGCAGGAAATTTTAAAGCTTGGTATAAAGCTGATACAGGACTACCTCCCGTACCACCCAAAGCAATAGACCAAGTGTCAGGACCTGCTTGAGTAAGTACTGTTATTGATATTGTAGAAGTCCAAGGTGTACCTATTAAATTTATATTTGGAGCCAGTAATAGTCTAAACACATTAGGGCTACAGGGTATCTCGAAAGCAAATTCGTTTCCTTGTATATTTACTAAAGCTCCTGATTCTTTACCTGAGTCTGCTACAATTCTAACATTGTTAGCATCATAGTATTGATCTTTTGGTAATGCGTATTTTGATATATCCTTATTCATACCTTGTGTAAAGGTGTTAACACTAATAGGGACATCTTGAGGTGTATTATTATCTTTTGCCATTATCCTACTAATCTTCTTTCAGGGTTACCCAGGTCAGTATAAAATGTACTATGTGCTGTTTGGGATGGTTTTAACTTAACCCATTGATTTTTAATGTTATCCATCATATCTAAGTTAGGCATATTAGCTGCTCCTCTTGCTTGTTTGACATACCACTCCCAATCTCTTTGGCTATCTCTATAATGAGATTCAGGTGTAGAACCCTTTCTCCATTCTATCCTATCAAGCATCATAGTAATATAAGATTTTAAAGCTTTTTTATAACTAACATGATCAGGTACCATTGGATACCCTTCATCATCTACTTTGATTCCTCGGAAGGCTAGTAATAGACATGCTGATGCAAAAGAAGTAACTATAAAATTATCATTAACATAATAGCAATCATTCATAGATCCGGCATTACTTCCTTTCATAGGGAAGTTTTTCGTATCTACTTCTTTACCATCAATAGTATTTAAATTAGTTGAAGTAGGAGTACTCGAAATTGCACCAAAAGTTCCGGTACATAGTTTAAGAGGATTTCCGTTAAGAGATATGGAATCTAAAAGATGGAGATTACATGGTAAGGCTCCTCTGTGTTCTTTAACACAAACCTCAGCTATAAGCTCTTCGTATTGTAATCCAGCTCCGATTAGCTCTAATGCTTCTCCTCCCCATTCGATTACGTCCCAAATGTCTAACTCTTCGTTAATAGCAGTGTCTCTATAGACTCCTTCTATTATTTCTTTTATGGATATAAATTTATAAATCATTCAAAATAGTCTACTTGTTTAGTTTTTAATAATCCTGCTAATCTCCTTTTGTTAGTTCTGGTAGCCTGAAAACTATAAATAGTTTTATTCTTTACTATAGCTTTTATTTTAGACCAAAACCATCTATAATTAAATCCATCTGTATGATCATTAAGATGGTAGATAACCTTTTTATGTTTATTTGTTTCCTGCCAATCTATCTTTAATTTATTCTTAGTTGAAGAAAAATTCATTTCTTTCTTTAATATCCTAAGAGATCCTAATCTATAAGGAAGTTTAAATTCCTTTGATTCTAGAAGGATCTTATCTATAATTTCTTTATTAAAAGATTCACAGATCGCTCTATATTTTTTATACCCAACTCCATAGAAGTCTTCGTATTCTTTATACGCCTGTACTAGAGTACAACTAGTTGCCGGCTTGTTGTTGAGGAGGTCCTGACATGGCTCCTGCATCATCTTTTGCATTGTTCGTTTCATCGTTTCCAGTATTTAAAGTAATAGCTATTCGTTTTTGTAATATAAGACTTGTAACCTGTTCCGCCATTGACATTGAAATGGGAAAAGGAAAATCCCAATCATACTGACATGCAGAAAGTATAGGGTTTTCAGATGAAGTACAGTAATTAACTTTCCAAGTATCTTCAGGGTCTTCAAAGACTCCTGTTACGGAAACAGCTTCTATACGCATATCACAACTTATGTACAAATGATTATTTTTTATATACCACCTTTGATTAGAACTAGTATACTTATTATACTTATTCCATTTTCTACGGGTAGAGGTTGTTTCTGAAAAAGCTCTTTCTCCATCTAAAGACTCAACAGCTAATATACTATCCCTACCATTTCTTTGTACGGTAGTAGGAATAGGATTCAATGATCTTAAAACATAAATACCCATATCTACTTCACAACATTCAGAAGCATCTACAGGTTCCATATAAACACAGTTTAAGTATTCTACACAAGCAGCGGGTACTCTTACTTTCTTACTCATCAGTTGTGATAGTAATAAAGAACGTTCTTGCTTTACCCAATATGCTACTTGCCTAAAGCTAAGATTTGCATCATCAGAACTCTCTCCGCCGTATGCAGTGTTAACTATATCATATACTATTGTATTTAAGTTTATTGCCATTAATTAAATATTTACTTGAAGGTATCCCTCACACCCTTTATTCTTATTCCATATATATGCTTGTGCACATCTAGATGCTTGATACCCCATCTGTTTATGCCAAGAATCGTTAGCGCATATTGAAGGAATAAATCTAACTTTAATTCCCCTATATTCGTTAACCATTTCTTTATGCAGATGTCCACAATGAACCTCTCTAAATTTAGTTCGTGCAAACATCATTGGTTGCTCAGTAGCCATTATCAGTGGCATATTAGCAGCCTTCTCTTTATCCCCATGAGTGAACATAATCATATTCGTTCCGTATTCATAGTACTTTCTTGACTCCATACTATTGTCTACTGTAACATTCTCATCTTCCGTATACCTTGCAGACAATACTTCTCCTGCATAAAACATACGTTCGTAATCATGATTCCCTCCTATAATAATAACATCTACTGGAGCATACTGGCTTAGATAATTTATAGCTTTTATCATAAGTTTCGTATAACCAACAAAAGATGCTTGCCAATCCATTGTGTCATCTTGAGGAGTTCCTTTTGTAGTAGCTCTAGTAGCCCCTTCAGAATTCATCCCATCATTACCAATAGGTAATAAGAACTTTTCAATATTTAATCCTTCAGCTCTTTGGTGTAATTCTTGGATAGAATTCATATAATTAACCTCAGCTTGTTCAGGACTTATACCTGTTCTCTTACCATAATGAATATCTGGTAAAGATATTTCATATACAATAGTATTCTCTTTTTTTATATCGTACGATCTTTTTAGAATCGTAGGGGATATAGATTTTAAACTTTCAAAGAACTCATCTTTTACATCTCGCATCGCTTGATCTCCTTCCTTCGTCACTATAGAGTAACGAGTTTCTCCCTTCATTGTTTGCCAGATCTTAACAGATTTTACATCCGTTCGGTCTAACCCTTCTGCTAATAGAAGAGAATTAAAATCTGAATCATTTAAATTCACATTAGTGTTGTCCACCATCTCCTCTCCGTCTTCGTACTCCCATTTAAAACCTTCTGCTGTTTTCCTAAATGACTTTAATACTTTGTATATACTTCCATTATCTATATCGGTTTTTCTCGATGCTTCTGCTACGCTTTCATATCTACCTACTAACTGACCTTCGTGAGTTATTTGTAATATCATGATTCATTATTTAATTTTAAACTTATATACAACTCCTACATTGTGCGTTTTATCTATTACCCCATACCTATAAAAGTATGAGTTCTGCTTATTTGTAAAACCTAAAGTAGGAGAAAAATTAAATTTCTCATCATTCCCTCCTACTTCAACCCCCACATTCAAACTAAAATCAGATGGTTGTCTAATTGTAGTTTGCTTAATATTAATAATTACTGTATCAGTTTGAATAATATACTGAGGAAACCTCGGAGTATAATCTATTTTCTGATC